CCATAAATCCACCTTTAGATGTGGGTTCTGGAGATGGTAAAAATTATGAAAACGTTGTTGCCAAGATCGATAGTGAACTTAATCAATATGCAAGTGAAGGTTTAGTTCCAACTGTATCAAGACAAAATGAAATGAGAGAAGAAATAATAAAAGCAAAAAATCAAGATAAAAACACAAACATAGTTGCTTTACAGGAAGAAGCGGATTTAGATCAAGACGAGGCTACAAAATTTGTAGAGGAAGTGGGAAGCTCTCAAAATGTCATTGATGCAGCTAAAAAAATAGATGCTATAAAAGGACAAGGTCCAATACCCATAAAAGGTGAAGAGGTGCCATATACACCAATCGATCCGAAAAAAGACATTAAAAGTAATTTTGATGATGGCATGACTAATAATAAAAATTTAAATGCAGAAATTAATAAAGACTTAAATGACACAGACGATCCTAATATTAATAATTACAATGAGCCTAGTGATTTAATTGAACTTTTTACAGCACGTCGAAAAGCTTATAAAGAATACAACGAAGCTTTAGAAAAACAGAAAACAAAAATGGCCAACAGAGAAAGACAATCCTTTGAGCAGTTTTACCAAGATTTTAGAGAAAGAGCTGGTATGAATGTACCGCAACAAGATATTAACTACATTATTATGAAAATGGGTTTAGCTATGATGTCAGCGAAAACTTATGATTCAGGTGCATCTGGATTTTTAGAAATTCTTGGTCAAGCTGGTGGTCAAGCAGTAGAAGAAGCTTATCAATTATATCAACAAGAAAGAGAACTACAGCAGAATCTAGTAGGCAATTTTATGAAATACGAACGAGAACTTGACATGTATTATGATGAACAAGAAAGAAACCTTGCTTTACAACAAGCGCAGTTAGGCTTACAAGAGGCTGAAGGCGAATTGGATCTAGAACTTAAATTAAAAGAACTTGACCAAAAACATAAACAAAGACTTTTATTAGGGGATAGAGAAAAAGTAGGTAAAAATAGAATTTACAGATTTGAAGGAACAAAAAAAGTTATTGGTAAAGATCCAGTTACAGGTGAACCTAATCAAGAAATAACAGTACCAAATGTGTTTTTTGCTAAAGGCTATCAAACTAAAACCGGCATAGATATGATTACTTACGATTTTGTAGATAAGGATGAAAATTCAGAAACATATGGTCAAAGATTTTCTCAAACACTGCCTCTAAATCAATTTAGAGCGCAAAAAAACGCGATGGATTACACATACACTTTTGAAGAACAACCTTCAAGTAAGGTCATGAAATCACAAAAATTAAAACTACAATATGGGGCTAGAACACTGCAAGCTTTAGAAATGGCTTTTGAACCACAAGCTGCTTTTGGTGGTAAGTCCTTACTTGATGTTGCGGGTACTGAATTATTCTTATTAGATAAATTTGAAACCATTCAAGGTTCTATAGAAGGTTTAAAAAGTTTTATAAATGGTCAAGATGCAAATTATGCAGATACCAACATCATTGGCGCGACCACAGCAGATGAAGTATTTAGTAAAGCTAATACAGACATATTTTTAAGTAAATATGCAAGTGGCGGTGAAGATGGAGCAATCAAAATAGATGTTAACAATGATGGAACAATAAGCACTGGTACTAAAATATTAGGTGCTCAAGTAACAAAAGGTGAGCAAGAAATATATAATGAATTTATTGAAAACGAAAGAGAGGCAATAAATGAAAGATTAGCAGAAGCAAAAGATTATTACAATAAGCATAAAGGCAAATTAAAAACCGAGTCTGATAGACTTGCTTTGGCAAAAGCATTAGGTGCTGCTGTATTTATTGAAAACCAGTTAAAGTATGCTGTAGCTAATATGAATAAAACAGAAGATAGAATTACAGTGCAAGATATTTTAAACGCTCAAGAACTTACTAAAATTAAAGATCTTTTTGCATCACAAGAAGTCATAAAACAAAAATATGTATCATATAAAGCACAAATTTATAATACTGTTTTACAAGAAATAAATGAATTTCAACGTGTCACCGGTAGAACCCGAGCATCAATTTTAGAACAATTTGGATTAAATAAGTATGCCTCTAATATTTTAGGTGAGTCTGGTTATTTAAATGTAAATGAGGGTTTGTCGACTGAAGAAGTTCTAAACAAGATTAAAAAAAATAGGAAGCAATGATGGATTTAAAAACTTTACAAAAAGAAATTGACAACAATGAATTTAATCCTGCTGATTACGATCAAGAAAGTTTAGTCGCTATAGATACTTTATTTCGTAGAGG